TATTTGATTATGAGAATTTAATAAAAAATGTAATTGATAAAAATAATTTTTATGATAATAAAAAGCTTAGAGAAACATTTAACATAATTATTGATTCTAAACTAAATTCAGATGTTTATAATTTTATAAATTATGATTCAATGATTTCAACTGCTAATTATTTATTTTATATGTTAGGTGTTGGAATTTATGTTGAAATTAAAGATAATAAAATAAAAACATTTTTACCATTTAATAATCTTGATTTCAATAATAATATTACTTCTAAAATTAAATTACCTTCAAAGTATAAAGACTTGAATGACTTTTATAAAAAAAAAGATAGTATATATCCTATTAATAAAAAGCAATATCATCTTTATGATAAAAATAAATGGTCAGCTACTGATTGTTTACTTCTAACTGAGCGAGGTAAAGAATCTTCTATAAATGATACTTATTGGACTCAGTTAAAAGACTTGATTGACGAAACTTGTAAAAATAGAACAATACCTGATGTAATTTTTTTTATTAATAAGAAAGACTTACCATTTCTAAAAAAAAATAGAACTCATCCATTTGAATCTATATTAGGAAAAAATTATAAATTAGATTTTAATAAATATTATTATTTTCATCCAATATTATCTCAATCAACTCGTGATGAATTTGCTGATATACCAATACCTAGTTCTGATGAATGGGAATTTATAAAACAAGAATACTTTGTTAATTTTTGTAAAAATAATTATATATTAGATAAAACAAAAAATATTAAATGGGAAGATAAAATTAATACAGCTTTTTTTAGAGGAAGGGGAACCGGGTGTTCATTAGATATAACAACAAATCCTAGATTACATATAACTAAAATTAATAATGATTGGCTAAACAACAATAAATATAATCATAATAATAAAATTGACAGAATTAGATACCTAGATGCAGGTATCGTCAGTTACCCTAAACGAACTAAAGTAAATAATGGTGTTATGGATTTTAACGATTCTAATGAACTAAAAGAAAAAGGTGTTAATTTAGTAGATTTCGTTGATCAAGAACAACAAAAAAAATACAAATATGTTATTTATATAGAGGGAAATTCTGCAGCTTATAGATTATCATATATGTTAAGTAATGATTATGTTGTATTGAAAGTAAAATCAAAGTTTAAGTTATGGTATGAAGAATTACTAAAAGAGTATGAGCATTATGTTCCAATAAAGGAAGATTTAAGTGATTTATCAGAGATAATAAAATGGTGTAAACAGAATGATAGTAAATGTAAGGAGATAATGATTAATGCGAATAATTTTTGTAAAAAGTATTTTAGTAAGGATTATATTTATGATTATATGAGTATTATAATGACTAAAATTTCTAATAAGCAATTTAATAATGAGAAAGTGAATAACTTGTATAAGGAGTATAAGGATAAAAGAAATGTGTTAGAGAAGGAATTAGTGGAGGTAAAATCAGTTGATAGTAAAACTAAGGTTGCGATAATAGTACCTTATCGAGATAATAAAATTCAGAATAGGTCGGAACAGTTAAATAAATTTATTAAATTTTGGGAGGGTAAGAATGTGAAGGTGTTTATAATAGAGCAATCGGATGATAACAGAAAATTTAATAGAGGTCAGTTATTAAATTTAGGTTTTTTGTTAGCTGAAAAAGAGAATTTCGATAATTATATATTTCACGATGTAGATTTAATACCATCGGAAGAATTATTACCTTATTATTTTTATAAAAGTGATTATCCTTTACATTTAGGAAATAATTGGGATAAATATACTTTTTATTCATTTTTTGGAGGTGTGGTATCATTTAATAAAAAGTTATTTAGGGAGAGTGGTGGATATCCGAATAATTTCTTTGGTTGGGGAGGGGAGGATGATGTATTACAAAATAGAATAGTAAAACTAGTTGATAAAAAATTAGTTCCTAAAACTGGAAAGTATAATGAGATGAGTCATACAAGTACATCAGAAGTAAAGAGTTTTGTAATATCAGATGTAATAAAGAAGAAGTTAATATTAGATAGTAATGATACTAATGATCTTAATAGTTTGAAGACAAAAGAATTTAAGTATAAAAAGTTAGGTAAATATATTTTTAAGTATATTTTTAATTTGATTTAAAAAAATTGATAAAATAATAGTTAGAGAAAAAATACAATATATATATAAATAATGGAAGTTAAGAAACGTAATGGATTGAAGGAACCAGTATCATTTGATAAAATTACAAATAGGTTAAGAAAATTAAAAATAGAGGGTAATTTAAAAAAAGTAGATCCAGTTTTGGTAGCGCAAAAAGTGATAGAGAATTTATATGATGGTATTACTACATTTGAATTAGATGATCAATCTATGCGAGTGTGTGCGCAATTTAGTTCAACTGAGTTAGAGTATGGATTGTTAGGTAGTCGTATTTGTGTAAGTAATTTGCATAAGAGTACGCCGAGTAATTTTAGTGATTGTATAGAAGAGTTAATGTTAAATAAAGATAGGAATAGTAATAGTTCTCCAATTATTGATAAGAGTTTGTATAAATTAGTGATAAAGAATAAGGATTTAATAAATAGTAAGATTGTAAATGATCGAGATTATTTGATAGATTATTTTGGATTTAAAACATTAGAGAAGTCATATTTAATGAAATCGAATGGTAAGATAGTAGAGAGGCCACAGTATATGTGGATGAGAGTGTCATTAGGTATTCATTTGGATGATTTTGATTCAGTATTTGATACGTATGATTTAATGTCAAAAAAGTATTTTACACATGCATCGCCAACGTTATTTAATTCTGGTACAATTAGACCTCAATTATCATCGTGTTTTCTAATGGGAACGGAAGATTCAATAGGTGGTATTTATAAAACGATAGAGGATTGTGCGAAGATTAGTAAGAATGCTGGTGGTATTGGAGTACATGTTAGTAATGTTAGAGCTTCAGGATCATTAATTAGAAAAACAAATGGAACATCAAGTGGAATTAAAAAGATGTTACAGGTGTATAATTATACTGCGAGACACATAGATCAGGGTGGTAAAAGACCAGGTTCTTTTGCGATGTATTTGGAACCGTGGCATGCGGATGTATTTGAGTTTTTAGATTTAAGAAAGAATACAGGATCGGAGACTGACAGAGCGCGTGATTTATTTTTAGCATTATGGGTACCTGATTTATTTATGAAGAGGGTATTAGACAATGGAAGTTGGTATTTAATGTGTCCGGATGAGAGTGTAGGATTATCAGATGTTTGGGGAGAAGATTTTGATAAATTATATAATAATTATGTTAGTGAAGGTAAGTATAAAAAAAAGATATTAGCGAGGGATTTATTAAATAAAATTCTAGATTCGCAAGTGGAGACGGGTAATCCGTATCTTTTGTATAAGGATCATATCAATAAGAAGTCAAATCAGCAAAACTTAGGTGTAATCAAGTCATCAAATTTATGTGCTGAAATTGTAGAATATTCAGATCATAAGGAAACAGCGGTATGTAATTTAGCATCAATAGCGTTAAATGCGTTTGTAGATTATGTAAAATTAGAATCATCAAATTTAATGATATATAGTAAAGATAATTGTGAGTATTGTAAATTAGCCAAGATGTTGTTAAGAAATTATAATATTGAATTTACAGAGATTAAATTAAATCCGAATGATAAAATTAAGGATATTTTACAAAAATATGGTTATACAAATGTGGATGATATTAATACAGTCCCACAAATTTATTATAATGGGGATAGAATTGGTGGATATGATAATTTAAAAGAAATGTTAAAGCCGAAGTTTAATTTTAATAAGTTATATGAGACAACAAAAGTAATATGTAATAATTTAAATAAGGTAATAGATGTTAATTATTATCCAATTAAGGAGGCAAAGTTTTCTAATATGAAGCATCGTCCGATTGGAATTGGTATTCAAGGTTTATCGGATACTTATATGTTAATGAGAATTCCATTTGAGAGTGAGGAAGCATTAAAATTAAATAATGAAATATTTGAAACAATTTATTATGCGTCTTTAGTAAAGAGTATGGAATTAGCAAGAGACAGAGAAAATCAAATTAATGAATTATGTGATATATCATCAGATGATATTGATTTAGTATTATCTAAGCGCTTGGAGGAGAGAGAGAAACAAAAAGTAAAGAGTGAGGTTGATTTAATAAATAATTTATTTACTAATAATTTAGCTGAAGAAAAATTATCAGTAAGTATTAAAGATAATATTAATAAATTAATTTCAAGTAAATTATCATATCAAGCTGATGATACTTATGATCATTTTTTAAAAGATGTATCTAGAGAAAAGTATAGAGGAGCGTATCATACATATGTAGGAAGTCCTTTAAGTAAGGGTATATTTCAGTTTGATATGTGGGATGTGAAACCTAGTCCGAGATGGGATTGGGATATGTTAAAAGATAATATATTAAAGTATGGAGTTAGAAACAGTTTAGTAACAGCGTTAATGCCAACGGCTTCAACAGCTCAAATATTAGGAAACAACAGTTGTTTTGAGGCGTTACAGAGTAATATTTATAAGAGAAAGACTCAAGCTGGTGAGTTTAAATTAGTGAACAAGTATTTAATTAAGGATTTAAAGAATTTAGGTATTTGGAATGAGGATGTAAAAAATAATATTATTTACAATAATGGTTCAGTAAAAATGTTAGATATTCCGACAGAGTTAAAAGAGTTATACAAGATTGTATGGGAAATTCAGCAAAAGAGTGTTATTATTCAAGCTGCTGGGAGGGGACCTTTTATAGATCAAACTCAAAGTATGAATATTTTTATGGAAGATAGTCACTTTAATAAGATGACTTCTTGTCATATTATGTCATGGAAATTAGGTTTAAAAACTGGAATTTATTATTTCCATACTAAGCCAAAATCTGATGCAATTAAGTTTACAATTAATGAAAATCAGTTTAAGAGAAATGATGATGATGAAGGTTGTTTAAATTGTTCAGCTTAATTTTTTATATTAAAAATTGAAATAATTAGTAATAGTAATAATTAATAATTATTAAGATGATTAATTTTGTATTATCGAGGTTATTAAGGGATAAATTTTGTGATATAATATTTTTATTTCCAGAACCGTGTATTCATGGTGATATTAAATTTAAAAAAATTAAATGCCATAAAATATTATTATCAGTTTTTAGTGATTATTTTAAAAATTTATTTAATTTTGATTCAGAAAATATTATTATAATAAATGGTTATTCATATGAAGTATTTAAAATGATGATAGAATATATGTATGATAATAATTTAAAGATTAATTTTAATGATTCTAATTTTTTATTAGAATCATTACAATTATCGGATGAATACATGTTAACAAAATACAAAATAGTAATTTTAGATAAAATAAAAGAAGAGATAAAATTAAAAAAAGAAAAGTTACCATTAAATAATTATATTGATTATTTAATATCATTAATCAATAAGTCATCAGATTTATTATTATATGAATGTATGGATTTAGTAATAAAAAATGGTAAAAGATTCAAAAAATTCAGAAAATATTATTATGAAAATTATAAAAATATAAAAAATATGATGTATGAAAATGATATTAATGAAGAAGATTTTGGTTTATCTAAATTAATTTTATAATTAAAATTTTATTATAAAATTAGTAATTTAAAATTGCATTATTTTTTTGATCTAAAATTAAATAATTATTTATATTAATTCTACTTTGAATCTTATAACTTTGATCATAATAAGAAGGTTCTCCTAAAAACCTGATAATGATATCATATGTAATTCAGTAATTGGATTAATAGATTCAAAACATATTTCATTCATAAAATTTTTAACTTTTTTATTTATTTTATATTCATTTGTATAATTAATATACATATTCAGAATAAATTCTGATTAATTTTTAAATAGTTTTATTATAAATTAATTTTAATAATATCAAGTAGTAAAGAATTTGGTATAATTTGAATATTACCATATTTATGGTTAATTTTAATAAAGAATCTTAGTTCATTTAAGTTAAAGTCAGAAAGTAAAAACTCAACTTTAAAATTATTACTAATAGGGAATCCTGATTCAAATTTAAGGCTATTTTCGACAAGGGTATCATTTTTTTCAACAAACAGGAGTATACCTTCTCTATAGAAAGTTTTTAGATCATTAACACATCCATTTAATTTCCAACAAAAAAGTAAATTAATTTTATGTAAATTTTTAAAATATTTATTAGTAAAATCAAATTTAATTTCTTTAAGTCTATCAATTTTAATATCTTGGTGTGTTTCTGATACATTTTCTAGAGAGTATGTGTTATAGTAGTATTGGTCTAATGTTAATTTGCCCAAGTCATTGAAAGATCCATCATAGTATTTTAATTCATTAGTGTCTTTAATATAGATAATATCACCATTGGTGTAAATAATATTACTATTGTAAATTTCATCATGATTTTGGTAGTAATAGTTAATTTTTATACCATCGCCTTTATCACCTTTATCACCTTTATCACCTTGATCACCTTGATCACCTTTTTCTCCTTTAATTTGTCCAATTAAGTTCCAATTTCCATTTTCTCGGTAGTATAATTTCAAGCTATTTTTAACAAGAATAAATTCACCATCTTGGTTATAATTAATTAGTTCAATAATGTCTTCAATAATATGGTCTATTTTTAAATTATCACCTTTATCTCCCTTAATACCTTTTATATTAGTAACCAAGTTCCATTGATTATCATATTTATACATATCACCGGTATCTTTAATTACCATAATATCATTTTTATCAAAATCAATATCTTCAATATCGTTAATTGTATCATATATGTAATTTATTTCAAATTTGTCACCTTTATCACCTTTTAAAGTACCAACTAAATTCCAAGATTGGTTATAGTTATAAATATCTAGTGTATTTCGAACTAGTAGAAAGCTATTATCTTCAACAATAATTGGAAAAGGGTCATCATCATTAATAATATAATCATATCTAAAATTACTTCCTTTATCACCTTTAATACCTTGTGTACCTCGATCACCTTTATCTCCTTTAATGGTAACAAGTTGAGTTAATTTTTCCCAATTATTATTTTTAAAAACATAGAGAGTAATATCTTCTCTAACTAGGGCTATTTCGTTTTCAACAAAATCAAAGTTATAGTTCATATCTGAAAGACAGTTAAATGTGTAATTAATAATCATATTATCACCTTTATCGCCTTTATCACCTTTTTCTCCTTTTTTAGGGTGTAATAGACCTAAATTTTCCCATTTATTATTTTTTCTTAAAAATAATTCTAAATCGTTTTTTAAAATAGCTGTTTCTCCATTATCAGCATTTTGTGGTAATTCACTAACATCGTTAATGATGTAATTAATATCAAATGGTTTACTAATTGGACCAACAGGACCAGGAGTACCAGGTGGTCCTTGATAACCTTGTTTTCCTCTAGGACCTTCAGGTCCTTTTGGACCAATTTTACCAGAAATCTGTAAAGAGTTAATTAAATTATATAAGTTATTTATTTCTAAATTTTCATCAAATGTTTCTTTAGATAAACAATTAGTATTAGATTCTAAAGTAATTTCGGATTTTATATCAAAATCGCATAAATTATTACTCAAGTCATTATTCATAATAATATAAATAAATTAAATTTAATTAATTTAATTAAATAATAAGAATAGAATATGAAATAAACATTTGACATAGAGTAAGTATTTTTGATCGGAAACTAGAAGGTTGAATTGTTCCATTATGTGAACCTACATGATTAGAAAGTACAAAAAAAAATCTATCAATTTTAGAGTTATTATTATTAATATTATCAAATTCATTATCAGGAACGGTTAAGAATAGCATATAAAAAACTAAAATAATAAATAAACTTAATAAAATTTTATTAGAGAATTTATTTAAATTAAAAACTAA